CACGGTTGCCAGCGCACCCTGTAGGTGCGGCAGCAGCTCGTCGGCTAGCGCAGAGACGTCTACCGTGCCGTCGTTCAGCGCAGCATCGCGGGCAGCGTCAGCCTGGCGCCAGATACCGGCCAGCGCGTACTTCACCTTCCACTGCTTGTCCTCGGACTCGAACGGGACGTCGATGACGTCGCGGTTCAGCAGCTCCGTAGCGGACTGCGCCGGGACCTTCTGGACGGCGGTAAGGAGTTCAGTCAGCTTGTTGTTGAGTGCCTTGTACTGCTCAGCGGACAATTCGTCCTCACTTCCATTCTTCCCTGTGAACAGGGCTTCGAGTTCTGCGTAGGTTCCACGGAATGCGTTGACGTCCAGAGGGCCGTATCCGGCCACTCGGCCCGAGCTGGTGAACTGGAGCAGCTTGACGTCGAGCCCGCCGTAGCTGTCCCAGAAGTGCATGAACGAGCGCTCGACCTGGGCGTACTCGTCCTTGTAGTAGCTCTGGACGTTGTCGGGGTACCGGGACGCCCAGAGCGGGGGGAGTCCAGCGAGGCTCGGGGAGCCGATCGACTGCCAATACCACCCGGGGATATACGACAGCGGGACCTGGTAGCCAGCCTCCTTGAGGAGCTTGACGATGGTCCGGGTCTTGTTCGTGTGCCCGCTACCGTGTTCGACGTCCGGGATAACCGGGACGTCCTGGGGGATGTTCCTCTTGATGTGCGCCACCTGTGCGGCAGCGCTGACGCTCGCCTCCTGGTAGTGGTACGCAGCGACGAGCAAGCCCGCTGCACGGGCACGGGCGAGGTTGGACGTGAAGTCCGAGTCTACGAAGCTGGAGCCCTGGGTGGCCTTGAGGATGACGCCGACAATCCCCTCACGCTTAGCCTGCGCGAGGTCAGGATTGCCGCCCTGCCAGTGGGAGATGTCGAGTAGGAACTGTGTCATTGTCGTCCTTTACAGTCCGGGTATTCGGCTCAGCGCCTCTGTGGCGCCAGCGCCCATGACGGCGGCTACGCCGGCGATCCAGTACTTCGCCCGCTCCAGCGACCGAATCCGGGACTCGTGGTCATCCAGCATGTCCTTGTGGTTCGGCAGGGTGGTGGACATGCCTCGAAGGTCCTCACGGATTCCGAGCAGCGTGTCGTAAATCTCCCGGGTCGTGATGACGACCGTGCCGGGGGTCTCGTCTGTCATGTAGGTCTCTTGTCGTTGGGCAGCCTGAACCAGGCGGGCTGCCGGGGGAGTAGTTAGATGTTTCCGTTGGCTCGGAAGCGGGCCACGCCCGATGCACTCTGCCGCTGACGCAGTGACCAATCACCACGAGAACCTGAGGGGCGCTGGCGTTGACGCATGGGAGGACGCCCACCCGGAATCCAGTAGCGCCACCGAGGGAACAGGAACGACGCCGTAAGGCGAAGGGACCATAGGGCCTCGATCCCGCCCTCCTTGCCCCCCGTAGCGGAGGAGGCTCCCCCGCCCATAAACGGGGGGATGGTGCCGACCGCTTCATCGGGCACGCCGTAGGTGGTGATGGAGAAGTTATTGCCCTGTGTCAGGAATTCGGTCGGAAACGAGCCGTCCCACAACCACAGGTTCGTATCAACCTGTGAGAGCGCAAGGTTCGGGGACTCCACCCTTCGGTCGGCCCCGGTGGTTGCGTTTGCTGCCGCTACGATTCTACCCAGCGGAAGAATTGAACCGCCGTTGTCGTCCCAGCCGAGTGAGCCCAGATAGTTCGGGCTTGCCGGGTCGGTGCTGTACCGCAAGGGCTGCGCCGGCCAGGTGTTGTTGGTCACGACTGCAATATCCACTCCTGTGGAGACCTCAGACGTCGATGCGGTGTTGGGGTTGATTCGGACACTCGCAAGGCCCTGGAGAATCCCCGAGCCAGAAACGGCCTCGAAGTCGGTGGTGTTCTCCCACTGGGAGGCAACTTCCTCGCCAGTCTCGGGGTCTATGGTCCAGCCCCAGTCGACGCCCTCTTCTCCGAAGCGCGCGACGTCTGAGTCCCAGAAGAACCGGGGCTCGTGTGAGAACTCGATCTCGGGGACACCCCGCCATGTAGATGCCTGGGCACCCACGTATACCTGTGACTCGTAATACTCGCCCCATCCCGGTGGATACGCGCCGGACCGCCAGCCGCTTCGAGCGGCACCCCTGGCCAACCCGGAGGGTGGCTGGAGAGTGCCCAGCCCGAAGCTGTCTTCGGCGTTCTGCCCCGAAGCCGCCGCTGTGTGGGCGGCCTCGTGTGCTGCGGGAACGAAACTATCCCAGGCACCCGGGTCAGCACGGCCCCACGAGGCACCACCGCCTGTCGCCGTGTACTTGCGGCTGTTGAGGTCTCCAGTGACCCAGTCTGATACGTACTGGGCCATTGGCCGCACTTGCCAATCAGACCAGGGCATCCCTTACTCCTCGCTTGCTGCGTACAATCGGCCACTGATGTTGGTGTCTTCGCCGTCCACGTAGACGGCCATCCAGAGCCAGGGAGCCTGGCCGGATGCGAACTCTGCCGACGCCGAGTCCCGTAGACGTCCGGTCAACGGGTGCTTCTTCTCGCCGCGCTCGTTCGTCTCCTGCCCGGGCCAATACCCGGCGGCCTGCTCCGGCCCGCCCCACGACTCCAGCCACTGTCTGTCTTCGAGGACATCCTGGATACGCGGCAGGTTGAACGGGGCATACTTACGCGCCGGGTCTGGCCGGTAAAGAGCCTCTTGGCCGTCGTCCGCTTTGCCACCCCAGCCTGCGATGAGCAGGGCGTTCCACTCGGCCGTCGTGACGTCGCCCCAGATCACCGAACCGCCGTAGGCAGAGGGTGGGTAGAGGGCGTCCAGGCCGTCATCGCCGTCCTGGTACCAGGCGTTGTCGAGAAGGATGTCCCAGGCAGCAGCGCTGACCTGGCCCCGCTTCACGTACCCGGCATCACCGACCACGACCTCCGTGAGGGGGTCTGGGATGATGTTGTTGAGCAGTTCCGCGTGTACCTCGTTACCGAAGATGGCCACGGCAAGGCGCCGAGGGTGGTCGGTGTGTACGTCGATGCCGATCAGACGACCGAACTGTGCGCCGACGACCTTGATAATCGTCCAGCGCCCGCCGTGAACCTGTCGGTGCGGGACAAGCCCCGCGCCGGCCTCCGAGTCCCAGCCGACGAACGAGTCGTGCGACGTGGTGGACTGGCGCCTCTGGTTCAGGATGTTCTTCGCAGGGTCCTGACGAGCTTCCCGGTCACGCTGGATGATCTGCGCGACAGTCAGCAGGTCACGTGCCCGCTCGTCCACGGTCAGGGAGACCGGACAGCCCTCATCTTCGGGCCGAACGGTGATACCTGCGATGTGGAGCAGCGGACCCTGGCCTGTGGGACCTGATGCCCAGCGACGGGGCCTGATGTTCATCCCCGCCTCAAGCTCAAGACGGCTCATCTCTTCCGGGTCACAAGTCAGATCGATCGTGCCGTACCAACCGGGGTTGGCGTTCTTGGTCACGATCTTCTTAGCGTCCTTGCGGCCACGCTCCTTACGCACGCCCTCACCGAACGAGAGGAAGCCCTCGACCCGCATCGCCTGCGGGTCGAAGTTCGGGTCCCGCCCGATCACCGAACCGTTGATGTTGGTGCGGAACCGATGGAGCCCGGGGCCGTAGGCCAGGGGCGAGTAGTGCGCGCCCGACAGGTCGGAGCCGTTGAGGCCGTTCTGCCAGGTCGCCTGCCAGGTCGCGTAGTCCAGCCGACCCGTGACAGGCAGGCCGACGTCCTCCTGAAGTTTCTCGCAAGCCTCGACGGAGTCCTGGCCGTAGACGGCCATGGTCACGCCGTCACGGTCCGAGGGGAACCACGAGTACCGGCCGTTCGAGGCCAGCTCGACGTGCCAGACGCGGATCTGTCCCCAGCGGTCCACGGTGTCGTCGGTGTCCCCGAGCACCACGTCTCTCGACGTGTCGGTGTACGGGTACGCGGGCAGGGTCTCGGGCAGCAGGTTGGGGTACACCGTCCCGCCCCACCGGCCGCCGTTGCTGGCAACGCCCTCGCCGTACATGACGTTGGGGTTGGCGGTGGGGTCCTTGCGGAGGTTAACCACAACTCCCCGGCCGCCGACGTGCACCGTGGCGTCCTGGGTGGTGCGGTCCTTCAGCTTGGCCGAGAAGTGGCGCATGCCGGACTTCTTGTAGATCGTCCACTGGCCACCGTCCGCTGTCTGGGCTTCGGCCAGCATCTCGTCCAGGAAGTCAAGCGCTGTCTGGCTCCTGGAGCCGCGCTTGCGGGTGGAGATGCCACTCTGTACGTGCGGCGTGTATGTCATGCCGCCCTGGCCCTTACCGGACCAGACCTCTCGGGTGACGTGGTCGAGCACGTCCCGCTCCTTGTCCACGAGCGGTACACGGTGCTGCCAGATCCCCAGGCGCCCGGAGAAGGCGCCGCCACACGAGACGCGGCAGCCTTCTGGCCCCTGGTCCCACAGCATGACGAACCCGGCCCACAGGGTCTTCCTGCGGTTCCCCTCGGGGCCGATGCGGTTCAGCTCTACGTGAGCGTTGGGGTGGAGCCAGTCCAGGTCCCCCTCACCCAGCACGTCGAACTCGTAGATCGACGGGAAGAGCAGGGTGGCAGGGCCGTAGGTGTACGGCTCTTCGAGCGAGTACTCCTCGATCATCGTGTGAGCACCCCGGAACATATTCCGCTGGCGCCCCCCGATCACCACCTGAATCCAGCCCCACTCCTCTTCCACCACACTGCTGGGCTGCCAGGTCATTACGCGGGCCTTCCGTCAACGAGGGTGGGGTTTGGGTAGGTTTCCGACCTGCGTCGGATCATGCGAACGCTCGGCGGCGGTACAGGCTCAGGGAACGTGTCCAGCTCAGCGAACAACTCGACATCCTCCTGGGCCTTGTTCCACTGGTCTAGGGCCCAGGTTGCGAGCTGCTTCTTGATCCTCAGTGTCGCGGCTAGTGATTCGCCTGCCGCCAGGGTCGCCACGCCAACGGGCTGGCGCGTGACCAGGGACGTAGACAGTCCCACGTCGTCAGCAAGCGATGCGTCAAGGGCCACAGGGGCCGCAGCCTGGACAGTCAGCTCGGCGGCGAGGGTGACGTCCTGTCCCTGGGCCGCATCTAGTGACCGGGAGACATCGAGGCTGGACGACAGCGACTCGTCCAGGACGAGCGCCGCGTCGAGCGGGATCTTACCTTTGACATCCAGGGTTGCGGACAGCGAGATGCCTTCCGACACCGAGGGGGTGATGCCCCGCTTCGCGGTCAGCGTGGCCGCCGTCTGAAGGTCTTCGGCTGTGGACGGAACCAGGCTAACGCTTGATCCCCCGGTGGTGTACGTGACACCGAGGGTCATCTCGGCGTCGTACAAGATGTTAGAGCCGCCCGACGACGTGAATGACCACGGGCCTGCCGTCGTCGGGGACGAGTACGTTTGGTACCCAGACGCTCCGGCCCTGCCGGATATAACACCGCTGTACGCCTGCACGAAAGGTGACCCTGGAGACACCAAGGAGTCACCGTAGGCGTACACGCCTACACCAACGATGGTTACACCCGCGTCCGGTAACGATAGCGACGGTGCGCTGACCGTTGTGCCAGATTTGGTGTCGTTGCTGCCCGCCTCCGTTACGCTCCATGTTCCGCCCGCAGAGCTGGGGCGCAGGGCATACCCTCCGATTCCAGGAACGTACTGTAGGTTCGTCGGGTTCGTGAACACATAGCTGGCAGGTGGAGATGCGGGCAGTTCTATATAGTGAGCCCTTACGTAGGGCTTCGTAGACCCCGGAGAAGACGAGTACCAGTATTTGGATGTGCTAGTCCAGCTAGCGTCCGGGGGGTTGATGTCACCGTTGGTGGACTGACCTGAGGTGATCATGACAACGAAGAGGTCCCCGCCCTGCGCGCCTGCGGGCACCGGAACGGTGAACGAGGACGCAGCAGCACTCGGAACTGTAGAGGTCCCCGCAACCGTTACAGACGGCATGTCAGGTCACTCCTTTTACTTAGGAACCGGCGGAAGTAACGATGAACGCACCAGCAGCGATCTCGGCGGTGTCACCGGAGTTGACGGCCTTCGCCGTGCCTAGCGCGGCGTAGCCGAGGAAGGTCCCGGTGGTGGCAGCGTCGTAGAGCGCCACGCCAACGATCGTGCCCCAGGAAGCCCCGGCCTGCGCGAAGGTGATGGCCACGCCATTGCTGATTACACGGGTGGCAGCGACGGGGAAGTTGGTGGCGTTCTTGGTGACGCCAACACGCGCGTATCCCGTGCCAGTGGCCTCGACGGCGCCCGTGCCCGTGTTGTCTGACGGGGCAGTGGTCAGCAGGGCGAAGTAGTAGGTGGCGGGTGCGGTAGACGCGGCACCGTTGAACCGGACGTCGAGGCTGTTGTTGGCCTGGGCGTCGGAGAGTCGACTAGGCATTTATCGGTCTTCCTTTGGAGTAACGGTGAGGTCGGCTGTCATCACCACGGCGTCGGCCGTGGCGGCTGCGGGCTTCCGCTTCCGTTTGGAAACGGCGCCCTCCGCAACCCAGCCCTTGATGACGTCGGCTGAAACCCAGGCGGGAACGGGCTCGCCTTGTGAGAGGCGAACCGGGTTCCCGTCCTGATCTGCTAGCAGCATCGGGACGAGGGCGATATGCATTTGGCGGTCCTTATGGTTTGTGCGGAATAGTCAGCGTCACCGAGAGCCCCGGCTCATTGCCGGCCAGCTCGAACGGGGAAATGACGCCGCTGTCCTTTCCGACTGTGGAGTCAGCGGGGTCGCAGTTGTATGTCTCGCTGACCGCGCCGATAGAGACGTCGATCTTGTACGAGAACTGCCGGACAGCCGCCTTGAGCGTGTTGATCCGGGACCACAACTCTGTGACAGATCCACCCGTGACGTAGACGATCAGGAACCCGGACTGGTGTTCCCGCTTGGCCGAGATGAGGGCGGAGCCCGAAACGAATCGGGACTCCGCGTACTCTCTTGCCCAGACTTCCCCGGTCCCCAGCCCCAGACCATCCAGCTCCATGTAGTAGCCGTTGGCCGGGGTCAGGTTCAGAGTGGGTAGGCCGTCAGAGCCGCCTCGGATTGTTACGGTGAGGCTGGGAAAGCTCATCTGGTCCCCCCTCCGGGGATCGAGGCCGACAAGGCCCGTCGTTGTAGCTGGCGATTGAAATCGTTGTAGTCATGAGCGCGGACAGTCCCGATGTTGATTTCAGTGCTGTTCCCCGCCCCGGCACGGGCACCGGCGAAGCCGTTGCTCCACTGCGCGTTCGACCCGAAGTTGGCTGCCTTCATCAGGCCGTCAACCGCGCGAACCGCGTGGGGGGTTGACTTCTCGATCGCACCAGCGAAGTCCTTGACCAGTGCCATACCCGAGAACGTGGTGTATCCACGTCCTGAGAACGGACCGGTCTTCGCAGGGCTTTGCGGGAAGTAGTTCTTCGCCGCGCTGAGTGCGGTGTTGATCGTGCTGCCGATAATGCCCTGCCCGGAGGCGATGCCTTGCGCGAAGCTCTGCATGAGCGAGAAACCAGACGAAGACAGGTCGATGTTGAACCAGTGCTTGATCCGGGACTCGAACCCGCTCGCCTTGTCGGCGGCCTTCCGGCTGCCATCCGCCACCGTCTGACTGAGGCCGTTCAGGCCGATCCTGGTGTTTTTGTTCGCGGAGAACATGCCTTTGTAGAAGTGCTTAGGCACACTGTTGGAGAAGACCCGCGCCTTACCAGCGGCTATCTGAGAGCCCTTGACGATGGTGGACCCGATCATGGCCGTGCCCCGGTTGACCACACGGTTGGCGCCGGTGACACCCTTGTGCATGCCGTCATTCAGCCGCTCACCGAATTTCAGCCCGAACATTTTGGTGTCGGTAATAAGGCCGCCGTACTCACCCTTGAACTTGTTCCTAAGCTGCGGTGCCTTCTTGCCCAGCTTCTGAACCTTGAGGCCCAGCGCATCGTAGATGTTGAAACCCTTTTTGAGGTTCCGGGTAGACGCGTTGAGGCCCCTCTGCGAGTTGGTCAGGCCCAGCATTTGCCGGGTCATCTTCGGGAACGGGAGCTTGGCTTTCAGCTTCTTTTCAAGGAAGCCCCAGTCTTCTTTCCAGTGACGCAGTGCCTTGCCATTGCCTGATATTTTTGCAGACAGGTACCGGACACCCTCGGCAACGACCATGAACCCGCCGCTAAGCAGGCCCGGGGCGTCCTTCAGGTCCCAGTCCCCGTCCTTGCCGACAACGAGGTCCCGGAACTTCTTGACGTTCTTGGCGTCCTTGATGTTCTCGTCAGTAGCCCCGAGGTCCCATATGTTGTCGCCAACACCTGACGATGCGGCCGTCAGACCAGCCACAGCAACGGCCGTGACGCCAGCAGCCTTACCCAACCTCTTGAGGGTTCCAGCGAACAGGCCGACCGGCTTGACTGCCTTACCGGCTGCCTTGCCTGCCGTAGCTGCGCCCGTGCCGACCCCGACGAGCCCGGCGCTGGTCGCGGCGAGCTTGCTCTTGGAGCCCTTGGATACGGAGAGGAGTGCACCAAGCGCCTTGGCGCCCCCAAAGAGAACCGTGAGTCCCTTGGCTGCTGTGGAGATGAGCTTCAAGCCGGTCACCACACTGACAAGTGCGATCGCGAGCGGGACAGCTATCTCCTTGTTCCGGCTCAGGAACCGAGCGAGCTTCTTGAGCAGCGGGGTGACTACCTCCAGCGCCTTCGTCAACGCGACTGCGAGCTGCCGGGTAAACGCCATCAAGAACGGCTTGGCTTCCTTGAGGATTTCCGCAACAGAGGAAAGCAGCTCCGCGAAGACGTCCCACGAGAGGTTCATGACCTCTCGCATGACATCGCCCAGCGCCTTCATTCCCTTGGTGTTCTTGGCCTCTGAGGTCAGGTTCTTGAGCTTGCCAGTGAACTTCTCCAGGGTCTTCAGCATCCCGCCGAAGCCCATGGCATCGCCGATGTTGGCGAAAGCGTCCCAGACGTTCTTGAGCGTCCGGCCCAGCGTGCGCCAGGACTCGAACTGCTCTTCCATCCACTTCTTGAGGCTGCCGTCCTTGCGGGCGGCTGCAATGAAGTCGCGGAAGTCCCTAGCAGCGTTGGCGATGGACTTACCCATCCGACCGAAGAAGGTCGACGCGACCGCCGCCAGGTCTTTCAGAGCGTGGCCGAAGTCGGCTAGCGCGGGCTGTGCTTCCTCGAAGCCCTTGCCAGTGTTCTGGAGGATGAGGTCCAGGTCCCTGACGGAGCCCTTGGTTGTGGCCATGTCGATCCACGCCTTGCCCATGTCGCGGATACCACCCGCGATGCTGACGAACCCGCGCTTGATCGCGGGCATCAGCCGCTCCAACTTCGAGAAGGTGTCGGCCATCCCCTTGAACAAGGTCTCCTGCGTCGCTCGCTGGATCTCCTTGAACGGCTTGCCGACCGCAGCTAGTGCCTTGGCGGCCTCCCGAGCTGCGGGGGTCAACTTCTCCAGCTTCCGCTTGAAGATGGCAGGGTCACCGGCGTTGATCAGTGCGTTCCACATACCGGCGTTGCCAGCGACCAGGACGCCGATCGCAGCGCCAGCGCCTACCAGAAGGCCGGGCACGGTGGCCAGGGCCGCGCCGAGCATAGACACGGCACCGCCGACTCCGACGATGACGTGTCCTAGGCCAAGAAGGCCCCCAGACACAGCACCGAGGACGGAGAGGAGCTGGAACATGCCGACGAGGTCGACAGGAATCCTGAGCTGGTATGCCTTGGCTCCGGCTTGGATGACCGCCATTTTGGCTGCAATGCTGACCAACGACCGCTTCAGGTCGACGGTCGCGAGGAGTTTGATAGGACCGGTCGCTGCCTGGGCAATCCGCCGGATGCGCCTGGTATCCCGTATAGTCTGCTCCCCGTTAACCAGCACGGGTAACTCGATCTCGATCTTCTCGGCCTTCTCCTTGGCCTGCTTGATTTCTTCGGAGACCCCGGAGGTGTTCAGGTTGACAGGGATCTTGACCTTGAGCTTCTGCTCGATGGCCTTGAGTTCGGCCTTGAGTTCCCGGGCGAAGCCGGAGACGTCGGGCACGACCTTTACGCTGACCTTGCCGACGATCTTGCCGCCCGGCCCCTTATCCAGAGCCATTCCTTACTTCCTTAGCTTTTCGGGCCACCGAGAACTGCTGGGAGGCCATCTGAGCGAACAAGTTGTTGCTGCGCCTCTTCACCTTCCCGGGCCGGTACGCTGGCTCTGGGGGCTTCGGTCGACGCTCGCTGTGGGCGGACACGAACGCGTGCGTGTTGTGCTGGACCGCGTCGATGAGACCGGCCAGCAGGTACTCGTTGACTGCCCAGCCTGCGAACTGCGCCCCGCCCTGTTGGGCGGCGACGAACGCGGAACCATGTGGCAGGTTGCGGATGAGCCCGAGAGCCCGGCGCGGCGTGAGCCGGGTGCCGGGCACCAGGACGTCCGTCAGGTCGAGGTGGTAATACCGAAGGAAGTCTGCGTCTAGCTCCTCGCCGAACTGATTGATCAGCCCTGCGAGGGCTGCGCTTCCCCCGCCTGGGTCGCCTCCGTCCACTTGGACAGAACCTCAAGCGTCAGAGCGAGGTCATGTCCGAGCAAGGTGACAAACTCCTCGCCGCGATCGTCCGCGACGAGCAGGGCCAGCGCATTCTCGGAGGCGGTCAGGAGGGCGCTGAGCGCGTCGGCCCCGCCGTCCTCGTCCTGGGTGTTCTCGACCTCGGACAGTGCCGCGAGAACATTCTCGCGCTCCTTGTCGCCAAGCCGGAGCAGGTTGCGGAGCTGGTAGCCGTCGATTTCGACGGGCGCATACTTCTGCTCAACGGCGGCGCGGAGGTCGGCGAGTGAGTAGTTAGACATTGGTTGGCGAACCTTTCAGTGAGAAAAGAATGGGAGGCGGACCAAAGAACAAAGGAAGGGAAAGGGGCCTGGTCGGTCCGCCAGGAAACCAGGCCCCTTAGTCGAGCGAGGGTCAGGCGGGGTTAACGCCTGTGCCCAAGGAGATCCACGAGAAGAGCTTCTTGCCCGTCATCTTGAGGAAGGTCGCGCGGAGCGGGAGAGTGGTCAGCTCTTCCCTGTCCAGCTCGATAGCACCCTCGCGCTTGATGCCGGCCTTGGTGGCGTGGAAGGCCACGTTGATGTCACCGTCGACCAGGATCACAAGCAGCGCGCGCTTCGTGGTGGTAGTCGGCGCGTCGTCCACGTCGTACTGGCCAACCGTGGCCGAGCTGTTAGTGACGCCGTAGTACAGCTCCAGCGCAGCCTCGTCAAACTGGTGCAGGGAGAAGGTCATGAAGTCAACTGCCGGGTCGGTGATGACTTCCTTGAGCGCCGGGTTCTGCCAGGTGCCCTTGACCTCAGAGTCGCCACCGTCGAAGCCGAACTCAGGCAGCTCGTCTTCTGCGGTGTGCCCGACGCTGTCCCACTCGACAGTGGCGATGCCGTCAGCGGCGAGCGAGGTGATGCCCACCTCCGGGTCGAACGCCGCCACGTCGGCGGGGGTCGGGGCTGCGGTGCCTTCAGCGGCCAACAGCACGTAACCCTTTGCGGCGGTGAACACCGCGTTGTCATTAATAGCCATTCGGCTTTACTCCCTAGTATTATTCGTTCTAAAGGGAACGGGGTGGCCGAACGCCGAGCTGTATGAGCCCTTGAACACGCCAAGCGTCCTCGAATGGCGCATCAAAAGGGGTCGGCCCCATGGTTTCAAAAAAAGAATGGAGGTAGCCAGACGGTGTTACCGTCTGCTTTTCCACCATTTCCCAAAGGATGTGCCTTGCGTCGAGGTACAAGTCCTCCGTCGCGGCCAGGCCGTCTTTGGTGTACGCGGTCAGCTCAATTACCGGGCGGTCCAGCCACCGAGGGCTCATAACGCCCCCTCCTAACCGCCTAACATTCAGCAGCGGGAAGGTGCGGCTTGCCACGTCCTTGTACCAGGAGCCGACATCGACGCCGGGAAGCTCCGTGCGGAGCACGGGAAGGATGATGGACTGGACCCGTGGTAGTTTGCGATCAACCACAGGTTGGGTTTCCTTGCCTATCCGAGGAGCCCTGCGGCTCCGGTGATGATGTAGAGGCCAGGCACGTACTGGGGGGTTCCACCGAGATTGCCCTTGTACCAATGGCCGAACTCGACCGAGAGCGGTGCGGGGCCTACGAGCGACACGTACGAGTCGATTCGTCCCTGACTTACATCGACGCTGTGGTCGGTCCGGTTGGTCCGATCCCGGTGCCGGAGCAGCTTGGCTTCCGCACGGACCCCAATCTCCAGCGCCTCTTCCGCCACAGCGGCTCTCACACCGGGCAGGTGCGACACGATCCGATTGACACGACGGGTGCTGTAGACCGTGGCCATCAGTTCCGCCGCATCGTGTACTCGTGCCTGCGTGTCCGGCGTGAGCCGTTGTAGAACAACGGGGGCCCAAACACGGACCAGCTCCCGCCGTTCCAGTCGACCCGGGTCATGGCGCCAAGGGTGCCAAGGAGATCACCGGGGGAGCCCTTCGGGAACCGGAGGTTGTAGACCTCTTCCGTGAAGAACCCCTCGTCCATCTGCTCGGCTCGCCGGGACGAGGTCCCGGACTGTGGCTGTGGTCGCACCGTTGCGGGGGTCGTCGTGCCTACGGCAGACGGCCGGAGCATCGTGTTCCCGTCCTCGTCTGTCCAGACTTCCTGGGGATAGACGATGACCTCAGCGTTAGGGCTGTCCAGGAGGCTCATTAGGCAGCGCTCCAGGGCATCCGCATATACGGCTTGATGGTGAAAGCACCACGGCGGACGCCTAGCAGCGTCCACTCACCGGGCAGGACCTCAAGCACGCCGGAGGCGACTCGGGAACTGATCGAGTAGCCGTAAGAACCGTCCTGCTCCTGGGTGTACCCGTCAGGGTTGCGGATGAGCCGGAGAATCATCTCCGCCTCGACCATGACGACGGTCTCCTGGTCGATGGTCCCAGCGGTGATCTGAGCGTCCAGGTCGGTGATGCGGGACTTGATAAGCCGTTCGGCGTCTCCGAGGCGGGTGTTAACGACCCGTGTCTCGTCGGCGTCGAGAGCCCGGATGAATCGGTCCTCGACGTCGGTAGCTATGGCGTACGCCAAGGTGACTCACTCCTCAGTCGGTCTTGCTCTTCAACGGCCGGCCCCGGCGGGGCTTCGGTGTGGGCTCTTGGCCGTACTCCAGCCCGCAGCCCGCGCAGACGTAGCGGTAAATAGGTCGCTCACGTATAGGCAGCGGAGTGTGTTGGGGAGTGCGGGGGAGCCCAGCGGGCCGGACCAGCCGTTGTTCAACGAACCAATCCGACCCACATGGGCAAACCATCATCAGAGCTGGACACCGGTCAGGCGAGCCGCGCCGCCATCGCCGAACTGCGCCATGCCGCAGTAGAACTCGATACGGGTCCGGTAGACGGGCTGACTGTCGATCTCGCCCAGGTCGTAGACCTGCACGCCACCGTTGGTCAGGCCGGCAACGCCGCCGTCCTCTTCGTTCTGGCCGAACTTCACCGCGTAGATAGAGGAACAGTCAGTGCTGGTGCCCTCGGTCTCGGTCTGCGGCAGGATGTTCACGCCAGCGGGGGTCTTGCCCAGGTCCAGGAACGGGATGCCGTTCCAGACCGTGACGCGCTTGCCGGTCAGGTCCTCGCGCACGATCTCCACGCCGCCCATGCGTCGACCCGCAGAGCGAATCTTGGCGATAACGGAAGCGTTGGCGTAGAACGCACTCGGGGTGCCGTCGACGGACGCGGTCAGCTCTTCGAGCTTGTCGAAGAACGTGTGCGCCACAGTGTCGCTAGCCGCGTCGAAGACCTTGGCACCGTTGGTGCCAGCCGAAACGACCCGGGTGACGGTCTTCTTCAGACCATCGAAGCCCAGGGGCTCAGCGACAACGTCACCGTTGACGAACTGGTCCTGGAACTTGTAGCTCAGGGCCTTGACCTTCATCGCGGTCTGGATCGCGCGCTGGTTGTTCAGGTCGCCACGGGTGGCAACGATGAACCGGTCAACGTCGGCGTCGCCACCGAGGATAACGAGCGCGACCGAGCGGGAGTCGGTCGTACCGGTCGAACCCGCGTAGCCGTCGTTCACGGCACGGAAGTCGACATCCGGCAGAGCCTGCTCGAAGTTGTACTTGTAGCTGTTGCCCTGGATGGTGAGGAAGGGCAAGCGGTCGAGGACCGGGGACTCCTGGACGAACATCTCCAGGACGCCGCGCTGAAGGTCATCCTGCGAGAGCTTCGCGGCCTCAACAAGCGGGAGAGCACCAGTAAGTGCCATGTGTATTCTCTCCTAATTGGATTTAACTGGACAGTTGCTTTAGCCCGTCAGGTGCTCGGTCTAAAAGCGGGTCACGTCTTTTTGCTGTAGGCGAAAGCCAGGCGGTTCTGTCCGGTGCCGGGGTTCGGCTTGACGTCGCCACCACGACCCAGGGACGGGTCGACAGCGGGTGACCGCGAAGCTCCGAAGAGCTTCTTTACCTTCTCCGCGTGGGCCTTGAGGTCTTCCTCGGTCGAGCCCTGGAGCAGTTCTGCGAAATCGGAGGCGTTCTTCGCCTCGACACCCTCGACGGAGAGAGCGATCTGGAGCTTCAGTAGCGCCAGCTTCGCCGTGTCCGCCTCAGCAGATGTGTCCGTGACCTGCTTCGACAGGTCCTCGACCTTCCCGGAGGAATCCTCCAGGCCCTTGAGCTTGTCGTTCAGCTCCGTGACCCGAGTGCGGTACTTTGCCGCCTCGTTGTTGGCCTTGGTTAGCTGCTTGCGCGCCCAGTCCGGCAGGTCGTCCGTCTTGGACTCCTGCGCCGCCTCCGTCGACTCCGCTGCGGGCGTCTCGGTGGTGGTCTGTTCGGTCTGCTCGACCTCGGTGGCCTCCTGGCCGTCCTCGGTCTGCGTGGTCGTCTCGGACATAGCTGCCTCCTGGGCGTGAAAAAGACACCCGCCTGGGGTGTCTGGTGGTTAGAGAAAAGGGGATTAGGCCGCTGCGGCGAGGGATCGCATATCGATATCGCCGTTCTCCAGGGCCTTGCGAATCGCGTTCATGATGGCCTCATTCTTGGACCACTCGCGCTCGCCCTTGGCGTGCTGGTTTCCGTTCTGCGGGTCTTGCAGTTCGGTGTTGTTCTCGACCAGCCGCGTGTACTTGTTCCAGATCTGCAAAGCCTTTTCGGCCTCTTGCATACCGACCCAGTTGTCCTCGTCGTAGACCGGGACGACTCGGCAATCGCACCCAGCGTGCCACTGCTTCATGCGCCGGGCCATGGCCTCGGAGGCGAGCTGTGCATCCTCGCCGCTGCCTCGGTCAATGCGCCGTGCCAGCCGGGCTGCTTCCTCGTCTGACCCCTGGAAGCCCGCCGTTTCGGCGGACTGGTAATCGGGGCCTCGTGAGATGAGCGCCAGGCAGAACCCGCATGTCTCTCGGCCGGTAGCCACTCTGGCCCACCCAACGGACGCCCTCCTGGGGCTTTCGTCTGAGCCTGTGTTGGCTGGGTCTTCCTGGATGGCGCGGATAACAGTGCGCCGCCATCCGTTCTCGACCTCTTTCGCGACGAGCAGCGCCGCCTGGGCAGCCGCGTCTTCGCTTGAGTGGTCGGGGTCCTGGAAGACCTCCCGTGCCGGCTCCATGGCCTTCGCGAACCATTCGAACTTGTAGTTCGCCAGGTACACGGGGGCCTTGGTGCCGAGGTGTTTCTCTCGCTGTGCGTCTAGAAACGCACGGCCAAGCTCGGCGGACTCCCGCCGTCTGCGCTCCACCTCGGGATATGCCGACCGCATCAAGATGCCCCACCCTGCTTTGGTGAGACCCCCCGAGAACGGGGACAGGAGTTCGAGGATGAACTTGACCGCAGCGGCCACCAGGGCTTGCTGTTTGGCACTAGCCTTCTCGAACTCCATTACGCGGCCTCACCCGCAGCGTCCGGGGTCGCATAGAGCCCGGCGAGCTGGGAGCGGGGGGTGCTGTCGAGGTCCTTGCGGATCTCGTCACGCTCCTCGGTGCCGTAACCCAGGTCGATCCGAGCACGCTCGGACGAGATGATCGGCTGGCCGTCAGCCGTCTTGGCTGCGGCGAGCTTGACCACTGCGTCGGCCTTAGCGGCGAACGTCGGGGTCGACGGGTCGCGCCAGATGGCCTCCATGCGGAACGCTTCCTTCGGTATCTCCCGGTCCATGACGAGCATGGCGATTCTCATCGCCTGCTCCCACGCGGAGCCGAAGACCCGTGCCTTGCGCTCAGCGAGCCTGACGAGTCGGTTCTCGGCCGCCCGAATGGCGTCCGCCGAAGCCGGGTTGTCCTTGCTGATGGAGAAGTAGTCCGGGGGCAGGCCCGTGAACGACGCCATTTGCCGGGTAACCTCTTGGACACCGTCCACGAAGTTACGCAGCTCGGCAGCCGCCCACTGGAACGCGTGAGCGTCCTTGTCCTCGAAGGCCATGATCCGAGCCGTGTATGCCTCCAGCGTGGCGGCAGAGTCACCCTCGCCCGCCGCGAGTGCGTCGGCAGCAATGCCGAACAGCAGCCGCTGTGGGACAGCCATCAGCTCGGCGGTGGCGCCAAGGTTCATCATCAGCCGGGAGGCCGTGTCGATCGAGCTACGCATCCCGGGGGTCAGCTCTGACCTTCCGTTGCGATGGCTCAGCTTCTGGCGGTTGTACAGCGGGACGACGGGCAGCACACCGAGGTTGTGCTTGATGGGGGCACTCACCGGCTCCCACGGGCCGTTGGCGCTGCTGCGCTTGATCAGAACAGTCTCGTTCGGCAGCAACAGGGTGGCCTCATCCGTGCCGTAGAGGCGGATGCCTTCATACGGTCTGCGCGTGACGGGGTCCTCGTTGACCCACAGGCTCTTCGGGCTCTCCAGCCGGATCAGCGGGGAGTCCGGGTCCATCAGCGGGTCGGTCTTGTCCGGCGCGGCGATCGTAATGAACGCCCGGCCGTGCATCATCGACTCTAGGTGACCGAGGGGCGCCTCGTTGTCGAGGTCGTTCGCCTGCCACCAGTCCCGGAGACGGGAGTCGGCTTTGGCCGACCCCGCCATGCGGAAGCCCTCGACGTCGAGACGGTTGTCGATGCCGTCGAGGTAGACCCTCGCCCAGTCGTTGTGCGCTAGAAGGACGCGCATCTCCTCGGGCACCGAGATGCCGACCGCCTTGACGCGGTACTCGGCGTCGTAGTACGCGAGGTTTTCGTCCAGCGCGGACTGGTTGCCCTGGAGCTGGCTGATGAGACGATCCGCCATTGCCGTGTAGTCCGTCATCGGAGAATCGCCACCTTTCCAGTCCGATAGTTCTTGCTGCTCATGTATTCCTGCCTCAAGCCGAAGGCCATGACGGCACAGACGGCAGCATCGATCTTGCGCGAGCTGTCTTTGCTCGCCTTGCGGATGGAGATCGCGTCGTAGTTCGTCGGGTGCCGCTTGGCGTTGCCGATGTGGGCTGCCAGGAGCTTGTTCCCGTCGTGGGTCAGCTCGTGCTCAAGCACCGCGTCTAAGAACCGCTCGCAGTCCTTGGCGAACGTCTTCCGGACGGTCGAGCTGTCCTTGCCTCGCATGTCGAACGCGATCGGCTTACCGGGTACCGCATACATCTTCAGCTTCTTGCGGTACCGCTGGGTCCAGGCGTCAACGTGGGACTCGAACATCCTGACGTCGGCTCGGAAGCCGATGACGTTGAAGCGCGAGAAAGCCCAGTCGACCGTCGCGTCCACGTCCGTGCGCGGGATGTTCCCGTCATACTTCTCCGGGTCCCACGCCTTGATGAGGAACACCGCAGCGTCTTCGACGCGGCAGGCCACCAGGGCGGCCCAGTCGCCGGACTTGGAGCCGTCGAACGCCAGAGTGATCTGGTCCTTCGGCTGAAGCTCGATCGGCTCCTTGGATTGAACACTCGCCCACTCGTACGGGGCGATCCAGGAGTCCTCGGTCGCGTTGATCTGGTTCAGGTACATGCGACGGGACTCAGAGATGAGGCTCTGGGTGTTCAGGATTTCAGCGATCATTGGCTCGATTTCGAGCCATAGCGCGTCTCCCCGGGCGATCTCCAGGCCCTCGCTCAGCTTCTGGAGACCAGCCTTGAACCCCTCGGGGTCGAGATCGGGGTTAGGTATCTCCGATACCGGTGTGTCTGCCGGCGCCTCCACGGCGTCGTAGAGCAGGCCGACGTTGATTGCCGCTCCACCCTCAACGTCTTGGAACGTGTCCCAGAGCTGTTCGCCGACCGACTCCTCGCCGGGGCGGTGCGCGTTGCAGATGGCCAACGCCCGCGAGCCCGAACCTGCCTTTTTGGTCACGTTGCCCTTGACGACCCCGTACATAGCGTGGCCGCTGTTGGCCTCGATCCACCACTGGATCTCGTTCAGCACCACGAACGTCGGGCGTTTACCTTCAAGGGCTAGCGGAGAGCTGGTGACCGCTTCGATCATCCCGCCGACGCGGGAGTAGATGATGGTCTTGTTAATCTCCAGCCCGTGCTCGGCCTTAAGCGGCTCCGAGATCAGGGCGGGAAAGAGCGTGAACGTGTTACGGGTCTGGTCCTGCGAGACGGCGGCGATCTGAATCCACGCCGAGGTGCGGAGCTTGCCGACCGGGTTACCTTCTTTGTCGAAGTGACTGAAGTGCACCGGGCCACACAGCTCGGCCAGTGACATGGCCGCGAGCAGTGGGTCTTTCCCCCAGCCCTTGAGGCGGCGCAGAACGCCGTTGCGGTAGGCGTACTTGCCTCGGTGATCGACCGCGTACCACCAGAGGATGAACCGGGCCTGCTCTTGGGTCGGCAGGAACGGCCGCTCGGTGTCCTCCGGGTCGCGGAGGTATAGCACCATCCAGTTGAGAAGTGCCCAGCCGAGGGTCTTCTCGGGGAGCCAGAACCGGCCGTCAGCGTGCCGGCGCCAGGTCGGCCCGGTGATGTGCGGCGGGGCGGGGATTAGGTCCGAGGGCGGAACAACTGTGCTCAGCACCCTCGGTCACCTCCAGTATTGGACTCCTACCTCGTCAGGCGTTCGAGCAGGTTGAACAGGAATAGGGACGGCAGCACTGCGAGCGCCGGGAGAACGAACGGGAGCGCTAGCAGGCTCAGCAGCAGGACGCCCGGGAAGGTGCCCAGCGAGCCCGCTCGCCGCCTCTTGTTGCCCAGTGCGCCCCAGCGCACCCCCGCCCACATCAGCCAGCGCCTAGGGGCGCTGACGCCTAGAGACTGCATGGCCTCGCGGAAAACCCGGTCTACTCGGCGGGACGAGACCCTTCGGTTCGGCAAGGCGTAGGTGATCAGCCAGTCGTGCAGCACCGTGGCGGCCGTGTAGTTGCCGTAGGTCGGAATCAGCCACCAGATGAACTGGGGCACCGTCGCGAAGTCGGTCACGTAGCCCTTCGGGACGATGAAGACCGCGCCGTGGTCGGAGAACCAGACCTGTCGGTCCAGCCGCCAGTTGTACCCATCGGTCTGGGTCACGGAGACACGCGGATCGGCGAACGGCATGGCGTAGACCCCCTGTTGAAAAGGCACGCAGCCTTTCGCGATTCTAAAGTGGACAAACACAGGCCATCTGACCTGCGGAAATGGCCCGGGAGGAGGGACTTGAACCCTCGCCGAACGGTTTTGGAGACCGTTGGACTGCGCCTGTGTGCTCCCGAATGGCTCCCCGGGGAGGGCTCGAACCTCCAACCACCCGCTTAACAGGCGGGTGCTCTGCCATTGAGCTACCAAGGAATGGGGTGGGGGAGGGTTGCCCCTCCCTTCAGCGACCACGACCAGAATCGAACTGGCGACCTCCACCGTGACAAGGTGGCGCTCTAACCGTCTGAGCTACGCAGCCAAGAACCCGCTCTTGCACCGAGCGGGGTGCCCCGATTTCGCCGTCTCGGGTTAGGGACGGCAATCACGCCTCGAAAATGGGCCAGGGCGCTATCCGTGGTGGCTTGCTCCTTGCGATCGGTGCAGATCTAGAGCAGAGGCGACCACGGAACCGGTGAACCGGCCGACCGACCCTGTCTCGGGACGGCTCGTTTTACGGCCGGGAAGTTTGGCGGGGGAGCGCAGGCGTAAAGGAGGAGGAAACACCCGCGCTCAACCCCGAACCAAGGGCGGCCCCGCCCTTCCCATTTGAGCATCGTGGAGAGGCTTAGGAAGGGGTGAGCCGCCGGTCTTACGCCGTTACGGGAGGAGCGAACCCGTACGGCAGGCTTTCATCTTCGTTATCGTCATCTATCTCGGTGTCCGAGTCCAGCTCGACTACTGCGTCGACCAGCTCCTCGACGTCCAGGCTCACGATCTCGAACCCGAACAGCCTCAGCGTGAACCTCATGGTGTCTCCATTGCTCGTCGGTACCACTCAGCCGGAGACGTTCCGAGCTCGGACATGATCTGAAGGGCCATTGCCCGGGGGTTGGCCGTGATTCCCTGCTCGACCACCCAAGCGGTGAGATCGTCCAGGTAGACCCGGAGACTGCCCAGCAGGTCATCGGACAGCTCAGGCTCCCAGAACCGCGCAGGGAGGATCTGGGCCAGCGCAGCAGGGGTCAGAGCGACCCGCAGAGTGCGCTTCGAGCGGGCCATCAGGTCGCCTGCTTCTTAGTGGCGCCCCAGCGAGCCTTGGCGGCCTTCGTAGCGCTCTCCTGACGGCTCATGGGACCGGACCCGGCGTCAACGTCCTCGTCGGCTTCCGTGAGCTTGAGCTGTCGCAGTAGAGCGGCCAGCGTAGAGCGGTGTTGGCGCACTTCGGAGAACAACGGGTGGATAACTTCCTGCCCTTGAGACCCAAACGCGGTCAACGGGGCCTCTTCAAGGCCCTTTTCGAGCCGTTCGATGAGGTCCGCTTCGCGGCACGCGTCCCCGAGGATGCGAAGCTCGTCCGGGCGTAGATCCCACATCCCGGTGATGTCTTTCCATAGGTTCCGGCCTGCGGATTTGAGCCCCCGGGGGGCTCTTGGCGCAGACGGTTTGGCGTCTGTCACAGCCCCTCCTTCCGGGGTGTTGAAGTGTTCGTGCATACCCCCCTAACAGAGGGAGCATGCGACGCATCGAGCCAGGGAGCCGCATTACACGGCGATCCTGCGCGGGCGGGCGGGGGCATACCCCCCTGGGGTAGGGGGTACCCGTGTCCACAGTGCACACCCAGCACGCCCGTACCCGCAGGTCAGCGAGGGTGCCCGGTGCAGGGGAGCAGCAGCCCAGCACACGCAGCTAGCAGCGCACACCCGTGCCCACCTGCACAGACAGCGGTGCGGATACCCCTGCGCCTAAGCCAGCCGATACCTGCACACACCTAGCTAAGCGAACCAGGGTGTCTGTCTGCCGGCCGATGCCGACGTGCCCGAAGCTCGGCTCTGCGTGCGTGTCCCTCAGCAGCCGACTTACGCCCGTGGCAGGGGGAGCATGCGGCACGCAAGTTGCTGCGTCGGTGGTCGTTGCCTGGGCGGATGTGGTCAACGTCAGTGGCGTGAACCGAGCACAACGGTCCTCGTATCTCGCATCGGTACCCGGCATCTCGAAGTACATCGATACGTATCGCCGTCCAGTTGGACGGCAGTGACTGTCGTCGGTTGGACGTAGACCACGGCATTAGAGTGCTTGGCTGTCTGCGATGAATGACGCAATGTCAGTGGTGTATCGGAACCGCTCACCATCGCCCGGTATTCGACTCTCAGCGAATCGATCGTGCATGACGGCTTCCGCTACGAATCCGCCGGGAACTACAGCGAGCTTGACGACCGGTCCGCCATGCTGACGGCCGAGTGCCTTGAACCGCTTAGACATGAGCGTCTCTGTGTTTGAGTACCCGATCTTGACCGAGCTGTCGGGCAGGAGCGCGAAGTAACAGAAGCCGGGGAATTCATCTAGCGGGTAGTAGTTGGCTGCTTGCCGAGCTAGACTCCCGCGAGCGACAGCTACGCGACTCTTCTGCACTAGCCGGTGCTCCCCACACAGCGGGATGTTCATGTGCTCTTCTGCGGTCTCGCCGCACGGCGAGCCATCGTCTAACCATGCGCAAAGCAAGTCTCTTATCCCCCTGTAGTGAGGCGCGCTCCCCCCGCGCGCCGAACGTCCAACATCCCTTCGCTCTTACGGCTTCGGGATGTATACGGATGACCACGCTCTACGGCGTGGTCCTAGCCGCGCTCTACGGCGCGGCGAGAACTGGGAGGGTCGTGCGTTCGGTCGCTATCGCTCCCTCTCTTACTCCCCTACTGTTAGAACACTGTCGGCTCTACGAGCACCGGACACAGCGTGGTCCAGATCACCCTTGTGGGGGATGTTTGACTGCATGAGCTGAGAGCCGAGCTGGGGAAACAGTGTGGGGTCTACGCCATACGGGTGACGTGTCCGGTTTGTCCTTGCGGAACGCACGATGTGTGCCCTAAAGTCAGTGTCATCGGAAGCGGAACCACCCGGGAGACCGGGACAGGGGAGGCGGAAGATCTCGAAACTTGACAACTACACAAGGTGCTACGTCTAGACACGTAGCGGCTCACGCGGAAGCTAAGGTTGGACGAACCTAAGCGTGAGACCAGGGCTTGAAACTTCACCGTGCGGCCCTAGTGACGATATTCCCTACGCCATGCGATGCCACTCAGTGGTGCACAGCGGGCGTAGAGGCACGGCAGGTTAGCGGGTCCGATATGACAGTGACCCTACGGTTCGAGTCCGTACGTGCCACTCAGCACCGAACAGACACAACGCCAGGAGGGCACCATGCTTGACATCGAACGCATCATCGAACTGATCGACACCTACTCACTAGCCATGACGGTCGACGTTGACCGTATCGCCGGCCTGATCGACTACTACTCAATCGCCGCTACCACACGGTAGTGACTCCGTGGTCCGTTGCTTCGGCAGCGGGCACGCGGTGTCAGTATCGCGTCACAAGAAAATAAAGGGAGAAGCACCATGCGCAGGATACTCACCACCACCGTTATCGGCCTTTCCGCCATGCTCGCACTCGGTGGCGTGGTCACCGCTTCGGAGCCGCAGCCGCAGAAGACGGGGCATGAGGCACTAGACGTCGCCCACCGTTCGCACGCTACCGACACCGATGTCCGGTGGGTTGCCACGGCAGGTGGCAAGTTCCGGATAGAGGACGGGCACGCGAAGTTCGTGCCGTCCAAGCGGGTCAAGTGGGTTGGTACGGTGACTGAGTTCGGCGTCACTCACAAGGGATGCCGCTACCTCGTTGCCGACACGTCGCTGTTGCTCTGCCGCGACGGCTACGCCACGACTTCCTGACCATTGCGCTTTGGTCGGTCACGTGCTCAACAGCACGTGGCTAGCCATGGCCTAATGGCCTTTGGGTCTTAGAGATTAGGGAGCGAACAATGGGAAATATCTTTGCTTTCATGACTGCTGATGCAGTGGACCACCACGGCGAGGACGATTACACAGAACGGCACGGGTGGATTGACCCTAGTTGGTCGCGCACTACGCTATTCGAGTCACGTAACGACGTTGAGCCGCTGCTCAATATGAGTGAGCAGGACCCCGAATTGTGGGAGCGCGTGCGCGACATAGTAGATAGCCACGCAGAAGACAACGGCGACGGCACGTTCTACGGCGTTGACGAATGCCAGGACTTTGCTACGGGCACTGTCTGGACCTACGCCATTCACTTCAAGCGTAAGTTCTACGGCACGACGGGTTGGACTGAGGAGGCATGGCACCCTACGGCCGACGCCGGTGTCCCGCTTGGTGACTTTGACGAAAGCTCGGAACTGTTCGCACGCGGTGTGGACCACGGGTGGGGCGCTGCTAACTACGCGAACGCTTACGGAGGAGACATCCGCCCGTCTCGTGACCAGTCGCCAGACAGCGATGACTACCGCGCTGGATTCTGGACTGGCGCTCAGCGGTTTCATGATGACGAGTGGCAAGACGGCACGCCGATGGACGAGTGACCGTTGGGGTTTAGTCGAGCACGCGTGATAGCGCGTGCTCGGCCATGCTTTAGCGGCCTTTAAATCACATACTGTGGGGAGATAAAGCTATGAGTGAAGGCACATACCGCGACCGGCACGGCGACGTCGTGACAGTCACGCGCACTGAAAAGGGATGGCTGCTCCGATACGCGGATGGCCGAATCGTCACCGTTAGCCGCTGAAGATGCTTAGCCGAATCACTAGCTGGGAGACAGAAACAATGACGTACTCATACCCACAGTTCCGTGATATCGACGCGCTACGTAGCTTTGTCATGGGACACGGTAACCACTTTTTCGACGCGGCCACGTTGCGGTTCTTTAGTTCCCGCATTAGTGACGTTCTCTACGGCGGTCGGTTCTTCGTGACTAGCGAACGGAACGGCATCCTGGGCGATCACCCGCGCACGTACACAGTGCGCTTTGTGCGGGTCAACGACGGCAGTGGGCACGTAGATGTTACCGATGCTCACCGCGAGTGGTTCACATCGCGCAGTGCCGCACATCGGCGCGCCCAGTGGCTAGCTGCGAACGTCGACGCGGGTACCGACCCGTTCGAGTACGACACGGACGCCGAATGGCTCTGAGATCACCGCTAATGGACTGATTGTGTCTCGCCGGTACTCGGTACCGGCTAGGCATTGTCCGCCCGTACAGGGGCAACTAGATGGGAGACAGAAACAATGACCTACTCATACCCAAAGTTCGAGGATATCGACGCGCTTAAGCGCTTTGTCACGCGGCACGGTAACCCCCACTACTTCAGTGCGGACACCATGCGGTTCTTTCGGTCACGCGTGAGCGAGTCGCTTTACGGTGGCAGATTCTTTGTCACCAGTGAGCGTGATGCTCTGGGGAATTACCCGCGTCTCTACACAGTGCGATTCGTCCGTGACAACGGTGATGGTTCCGTGTCCGTGACCAGTACCGGTTTTGAGCGTTACTCCTCACGCTCCGGCGCGCACCGCCATGCCGAACGGCTGGCAAAGAATGTGGACGCGGGTACCGACCCGATCGAATTCGACAACGACCGCGACTACCTCTAGGGAGTGACAATGCAGTGGTTCCAGGCGCGCGTGTCCTTCGACCGTATCTACGTATGGAACGTAGCCACCGCGACGTTCTGTTATGACGCCAACGGCAACATGATTCTATTCCAGTCGGTTGGGGAAGCTGAGTCGTACGCCGCTGATCGCGAGCGTGCTCGTTACTGACACATCCCGTTAGCGCTTAGTCAGGCACGCGCTTAGGCGCGTGCTTGGCCATGCATTAACGGACCCAAAGTAATGGGGAGTGGGGGCAATGTCTAAATGGTGGGCTAGGCGACTCTACGCCATTGCCATGGTCACGATGATATCGCCCATGGTCTATATCTACCTGGCACCGGTCATTCTCACATGGCTCGGCTCCCCTCCCATAATCATCGTTGGTTGAAAGAGAGGTATGGCAATGAACGCACTAGTCACGATGGCTGATGTTGTGTTCTTTCAGGAGAATGCCGCGCGGAGTTACCGGCCGGACCTGGAGACAGAGGGTGTTGGCGCATTGCGCGGCGCTCTGCTGTTGGCGGACGCCGAACGGTGGGCACGCGCTACCGGAGTCACATTCGACTGGGCCATTGACCCTGACAGCGACTCATCATCGTTTAGCGACGACCCGAGCCCATGGGAGTTGTGGGGAGTTATCGCATACGACAGTGACGGGTACTCCATTGCGTCACTGGGCGGTGTCGACTTTGGCCGCGACGGGGCACCGTTCGGCGACCCATACGCCCGTGTCGTTGCGGCTGAGTTGGCGCTAGAAGCTATTACGGACGCGGATCGATGATGCGTACCGCCACCATTCTGGCCGAGCACCTATTCGGCGCTGCCGCTGTTGCGGTTGAATTCACGGCCGCTGTTCTCCGTGAGCAGGCGGAACAATTCTCCCGCGCGGTTGCGCGTATTGATAGGAAGGTTTAACGATGAACAGCACCGATGAAAAGGGCGCCTACTCCGACTTTGTAGACATCACCGAAGATGTTTTCGGTGACCCGTGGGACACCGCAGATGCGCTTAAGCGGATGGGCGCGGACGAGGTGTTAGTCAATTGGTTCGCGGCCAGGTTCGCATACTTCCGTGAACAGCAGGTGGCTAAGAACCATGGCTGAGGGTAAGAGCTTTAGCTGTGCTGGTCGCACGATTCTACAGATGATGAGGGAAAGGCTTGAACGTGAGCGGGCGAAGTCGCCCGTGGATACCGCGTTCTGCGATGGATTCTATGCGGCCATCCGCTATATCGAGAATCCCTATACTGCTGAACTGCCGGTTGAGCAGCACATAATCCCACTGCCGTACGGGAAGGGTAGGTAAAAGACATGGCTGAACCAATCTACGTGGTGCTATCGGACGGTTGTTCGGTCGGCGGGTACTACTACCGCACGCGCGACTCCGCTGAGCAAAAGCGCGACGCCTTGATTGAGATGGCCTCGTTTAGCGAGGTCGAGATCTTTGAGCTCTACCAGTGGGAGCGCGAGGATGGCTGAGCGCGACTTCCACCAGCACGGTGACGTGTTCGTGGAGACCGTCCGCACAGCGCCGGACACGATAGAGGTACGCATCTTCCAAGGGTTGACGCTTGTCCGCGTCGTGCCCGTGCGGGAGGCTGACATAAGGGACGTATCGGCTGCTGCGTAGCAGAGGGAGGATGAAAGTGAAGCCGGGTATTCGAACTAAGTGCTTGAAATGCGCGCGCACTGTTAGAGCGGTTGACCCTGAAACGTGGCGTAACGAGACGTACGCACCACGTATCAACTGGGAGACATGGTGGGTGCACGGCAGGCTATCACTGGAGTGTCCTAGCGGAGGGCTTCACAACGTCGCTGGGTCGTATTACTAAGAGAGGTACGGCCGCATGACACCCGTAAAGGTGCGCCAGGTCCAAGAGCTTAGACGCAGTAACGCGGCACAGCCGCACCAGAACAAGGCGCGGTACACGCGCAAGCGTAAGCACAGAGACCGCGAGGACTAAGCACGCACGTTCGAGTTACCGGAGCTTTTCAAGGCTTGACCCGAGAGTAAGAGGCTTGATACCAAAGCCTAGTGTGATGGAGTGCGCGACCGGCCGGCGAGGACCGGGCCTGGGGTTCAGTCCCCTAGCGTGCACTCGGCGTCTCTCCCTTCAAGGGGCGAGAGAGGGGAGACGCACGATCGGAGCCCGCATGACGCGGGTTCTGCCGTGGTGTTCACCACGTAGATTAGTCCCCTGAGCGTGCGTAACCTTTAGACAGACGGCAGGTGAAGGCCCGGGAACCAACCCCGCGCCAACCCCGCGTAGAGGTTTCGCTAGTTCGGACCACTCCAGCCCAGCCACCGAACCTGGTACCCTTTACTCCGCACAAGGCCGGAGGTAAAGCGGGCACGTGGCTGAGACAGGGAGCACTGTACATGAACACTGGGCTATCCAGAGAAGAGATCATACGGCTACTAAACAAAGGCTTCACGCGCACGGAAATCGCGCTGGAATACGGCGTGACTCCGCAAGCGGTGAACTGGCACCTGAACGAGAAGCACGGTGGGGAGCCGTACAAGGACCCTCGCCAGGAGGCCATGGAGCACATCCCGTGGGAGGTGTCGCCCGATCACAAGATTTCAAGCGGGTACCACAGGCTGCGCGAGCACGTCAAGTACGTTGCCCTGGGCAGTGGTCGGCTATCCGATGCGGAGATCCACAAGCTACGTACCTGGTACGGCAAATTAGAAAGCCTTGGCGTGGTGCTGGAATACGACCCGAGTGTTCAACCCACTCCCACCCAGTCGCACGGCGGGTGGCGTTATGTCCCGCGCGAGGAAAGAGACGACGACTTGATTATCCGGGTTAACCGGCTGGCCAAGATGTCGGACGAAGCGCACATCATTTTCCGGCGGCCTAAGAAGCTGCCCTAACGTATAGGGGTTGTCGTGACCGAGTTCCAGGTCGCCGTTAGTGAGACCTTCCTGTTCGCCAGCCTGTTCGTGACCGAGGGTGCGCGGCTGCTCCGGGTATACCGGAGCACCGCTGTGCGCTATACAGACACGCTGATGAGTCCCGTGCGCGTTCTTATCGAAGCGGGCTGTTCTTCAGAAGGCTTGACAAGAGTGACAGAAGATGACCGGATGTTCGGTGGTGCCGCGTGCTGCGGGACGTATAAGCTATGGGACGTGTGCCCTGGGGGGTACATCGCCCATGACTGCCGTGCGGCAGTTGCCCCAGCTATGAGGAAGGGAGAGGAGGAAGATGTCAGACAACCAGTCCCCGCCTGAACACCGGAGCGTTTCGCAGGTGAAACAGTGGGAGCAATGTCCCCATTCTTACTACCTAGCACGCATCGTAAAGGCTTGGGAGCGGCCAGCCGCATGGCTGGACCACGGTAAGGCGGACCACGCAGCTATAGAGGCTTGGGAGAAGTCCGGCCGGACCATGACACGGGAGCAGGCGCACGACGTGTTCCGCGAGGAGTATGCGAAAGGCATCAACGCGCTGTGTGCCGACACACCGAACTTCAACTTCTGGTTCAGCTCGGGTAAGTATCGGGGCGAGGCAGACGTGGAGCGGCGGTACGGGATCGGCTTGGAGATGGTCGACCGGTACATCGCCTACGCCGAGAAGGCTTCGCACGAGGCTATCTGGATCACGCCGGATGGTACCCCAGCCATCGAGCTGGGGCTGGACGTCGACCTCGACGGAGTCCGGGTGAAAGGGTTCATCGACCAGGTCATCACGACGGGCGATGACGGGGAGCTGCGCGTCCGGGACGTCAAGACCGGTGCTAGCCCTGGCGAGACGTTCCAGCTCAAGACGTACGCGGTCATGATCGAGGAGACGTACAAGGTTCCTGTACACGTTGGCGACTACTGGATGGGCAAGACCGGCAAGCCGACCAAGCACCCGTACGACCTGACAGAGATGACCAGGTCCGAGGTAGTGGACCGGTTCCACGCGGCTGATGAAGGTATCAGGGCCGAGAACTGGGAGCCGAAGCCGGACCCTGACGTGTGCCGGCGGTGCCCTGTGGCAACCGCCTGCGCGTTTTCTGCGTGACCTTTAATCCGCACGACGTGACTAGACAAAGGAGAAGGCATGATCGAGGAACTGGACGAGCTGATCGAGTACGTCAAAGACTTCGCCGGGAGACTCCCGAGGATGACGCAACAGGCCGACCTTGACCTGGCGCTGTTGGAGCTTCGACACCTGCGGCGTTCACTCGCCGCCGAGCAGCACTACAAGGAGGCATGATGTCCCAACGATCGAGCGCCTATGCGTCCGTAGCACATCCGGCAGACGGCGGCGAGCACCCCAACCGGTTTATGCCTTGGGTCACGGTCGATCTCCGTGTGTTCTGGCCGCCGAAGGCGACGAACGAGGAAGTTAACGCAGCCCTGTGGCAGGCGATCAATGAGGTTCGGATGCAACTCCTCCAAAGGGAGGCTTGATGAGCGCCGAGCTGCCGTCGACCGTGACCACCAACGCGGAGCACCTACGCCCGTTGTGGCCGATCGGGTCCCCGGAACGACACGTTATCAACCAGATTCGGGAGCTACAGCTAGAGGCATGGACCAACGCCCGCGCCAAGAGCTACATCCTTGGCGGGATGGTATTAGCGCTTGAGCTTTTGGCCCTACAGAAGGAGGGAAAGGGATGAGCTTTCCACTGCACAAGCGGCGCAAGACCACCTCGCAGGAGGTGGCGGAGCAGGCCCGGCAGGCGTCGGGCGACTGGGCGGTACTGAAGGTTTCAGATCGGTGTGATCGGTGCGATTCGCAGGCGTACGTCTTCGTCGCCGTTCGCTACGTCGGCGGCAAGAAGCTGGGCTCGCTGATGTTCTGTGGGCACCACGCACACGCGCACTGGGACGCTCTTGCAAGGGTTGCTGTGCTTGTCGTTGATGAGAGATACCGGCTCACGCAGTAACACTTTAAAACACACAGAACAAAATACTAAAGGAGGCTTGGATGTCCAAGGGTGGAAAGAAGCGGGTTGCCGAGCACGAGAAGGAGCTGGCCGATATGCGAGCCAGGTCCCCGAAGGTGACCGTTGTTTATTCGGGACCGGGGCTTAAGCGCCGCACCGTCCGGGAGTACCCGGCGTGAGCACTGAGGAAGAGGACGGCCGATTGTCCGACCGCGACTACCAGGAGACCGTACGCACAATCCCCCAGGAGGTTCGGGGAGTGGTGTGGAAGGACCTCCTGGCAGAGATGGAGAGACAGCAAGGAGGCAAGGCATGAGTAACCGAGACGAACTGATCGAGCGAGCGCACAGGGATATCACGGTTCTCGACCATGAGCGCACTAGATGGTCCCTGGCACTGGAGCTTATCAACGCTGGCTGGCGTCCCGTGGTCGAGGACGACGAGACGGTTGATCGACTCGCAATGGGCTGGTGGCTAGCCACTGCACATCGGACCTATCCCGTCCCGGAATCCCATTGGGAGAAGGCCACGGATGATGTCAAGGATCGCTACCGCCGTGATGCACGTATTGTCCTCCGTGCCCTGCGAGGTGAGGCGAGATGAGGGAAGCAGTGTCGATCGGCCCGCTCCCTGGTACGTACTTCTGCTTGCGTTGCGCGCGCAACCGATGGTTCACCGAGGGATGTGTCTGCCAATTCTGCGGTTGGCGGGAGCGACGTGTACCGGAACCAGGAGGGCTGAATCCACGGCTCCGCGCCCCGCGAGGTGAGGCGTGATCTGGTGGTGGTCCTGGTTGTTGACTGTGGTCGGCGTGACCGGGCTGTACTTCGCGGGTCGCAAGAACAAGCTCGGCTGGGCGATCGGGATCGGCGCCCAGGCCCTGTGGTTCGTGTACGCCGTGACAACCGAGCAGTGGGGGTTCCTTGCATCGTGCCTGGCCTACGGCTGGGTGTTTAGCAAGAACTTCGCTGCGTGGCACAGAGAAAGTAAGGAGGCGTGATGAGGACGTTCTACGGGTTCAACCAGAGCGGTGGCGTTCATCGGCTGGAATACGACGCGGGAGAGATTGTGTCGTTCACCTATTTCAGCCTGCATGAGATGGGCTGGAGACCCGCCGACTGGGACTACTACAGCGGCTGGGTTGATTGGGCTCCGCTAGAGGACATGCCCGCCGAGGTTCAGGAAGTGGAGAAAGGCTGATGGGTTTCTTCAAGACCCTGTTCGTGTTCTGGGCCGACCTTTGGTCGGACATGGAAGCTATGGCAGATGACGAGGAGTACACCGCACTGGCCGGGATTGATGAGGAGGAGTGAGATGAAGATCTATCCACGCTTCGAGATGAACGGCGAGGTGTACTACCTCCTGACCGGCGGAGATATCGGTGATCTCCAGGAGTTCGAGGCCGAGTATGTCCGCGAAAAGCTGGAGCTGGCAACCAAGCAGCGGGATTCGGCCCGGCAAGACAGGGACTACTGGCTGAAGCGGTGGGACGAACTCAACATTGAGAAGCAGGGCTCCGAGTCGTGGCGCGAGCTGGACAACATGATCAAGCAAAAGGAAGACCTCAGACGCAAGCTTGGCGAGTACTTCACCCTCTGCGTTGAGCGCAGCGAGCGCATCAAGGAACTTGAGGCGCATCTCGACACGATGACCAAGGACCGCGACCACTGGCGTGAGAATCACGCAGTAGCGGTGGCTTGGAGGGAGCACTACGCCCGCTTGTGGGTCGCAGAGACGTCCGACGCCTAGGGGCAAAAGCGTACTGAAACCGGTACGGTTCTGCCCAATCTTCAGGCCCCCATCGAGGGGCCTTTTTCATGCCCACAGAAAGGAGAACCATGAGCCGCGTCGTTGACTTCGCAGGCGCGCTAACCCAGCGGGGCTACTCCACGTACCCGTGCAACGTGTCGGTCGACGTGGACGGGGACAAGCAGCTCTCGTTCAAGGACGGGAAGTGGGCAGCCGGGGAATACCCTACCGAGCCCGAGGAACTGGCTGAGCACTGGACAGGCTTCACCGGGGTCATCATCAATACCGGCAGGTCCGGCATGGTCGTGGTCGACATCGACACCAAGAAGGGGAAGAACGGGTTCGACGCGCTGCGAGCAGCCGGTGTCGAGCTGCCGGACACCCCGGTCAAGGTGCGAACGCCGTCAGGCGGTGAGCACTGGTACTACCGGGAGCCCGAAGGTGTCACCGTCAAGTCCGACAACAACGGCACGGTCGCTGAGGGCGTGGACATCCGCGCCCGGGGTGGCATCGTCATCGCCCCACCCACGGAGGTGCCGGGCAGCGGGGCGTACGAGTACATCAACCCCCGAGGCATGGTCACGGTGGCCGAGCTGCCCGAGTTCCCCATGGACGTGGCCGAGGTCTTGCAGCCGCGCAAGACCGAGATCCGCACAGCTGACACCAAGCCTACGCTGACGCTGGTCGAGCGACAGCGGATGCAGAACAAGCTTGACCGCATCCTGCGGGACCTCAGCACGATGGAGGACGGCACGCGGAACGCCACCATGCGTCTCCGCATGATCAGATTGTTCGGCATCGCCATGACGCTGGGCGAGGACCCGCACAACGTGGCGGCACTGGCCCGGGAAGCCTACTTCGAGTCCGGCGGCACGGCCGAGCACGAGCTTGAGTCGTTCATCGAGTGGGCTCAGCAGCACGCCAGGTTCGAGCTGCCAGAGGACGAGGACGAAGCGTTCGAGGCCGAGGTTGCTCGGGGGATTCGTGACGCCAAGATCAGGGAGGAAGTCAAGGCCCGGCTCTCGCCGGTCCGGCCGTCACGGGTTAGCGATGAGGACATCCTGGAGTTCGACCCTGACCTGGGGACCGGGGACTGGATCATCGAGGGGCTGCTGCCCAAGAACGAGACCGTGATCCTGTTCGGCCCGCCCAACGCGGGCAAGTCGTTCGCCGGTATCGACCTGGCGCTCGGCATGGCCACGGGAACGAAGGCTTGGGGCCGAGAGGTCGACCCGGGCAGAGTGATGTACCTCGCTGGAGAAGGCACTCGCCGCCTGGCGGTGCGCCGTAAGGCATGGGAAGTCTTCAACCAGAAGGAGGCGCCGAAGGGTTCCGTCCAGCTCCGCAAGATGCGGCTGCTACTCGCTAGCGATGAGTCGGTGGCCGAGCATCAGGAGTTGGTCAAGGCGTTCCGGCCCAGCCTGATCGTCGTAGACACCATGATGCGAGCGACAGAGGGCCTGGTGCTTGAGAATCCGGGAGAGGCTTCACGGGCTATCGCCCAGCTCGACCGGGTCCGAGAGGCCAACCCAGGAGCCACGATCCTCGTGCTCCACCACCCGCCGGAGTCCAACCTGGACAAACCGGCAGGTGCGTTCCCGATCCGAGGCAACGTCGACACGTTGCTGAAGTTCGTGAACGAGGGGGGCGTCCGCACCATGAGCATCGCCAAGGCCCGAGAGGGCGACACGTCCTGGAGGGGGACCTTCGAGCTGAAGGACATCCGCATCCCGGGCACCCGCCTCAGTTCGGCGGCACTAACACCCGCCGTCCCAATCTCTTGGGGCGACAACGGATTCTAAGGAGGAGATATGGAAGACATCAAGGATACAAATCAGCGAGAAGAACTGGTTCAGCAGTTCGAGAAGCAATACAACGCGGGGCGCGAGAACGCCGAGCGTTTGGCTGACGCGACCCTGCGAGGTGCGAAGTGAACGAGTTCACGACTCTCGCGTTGGCGGCGGTTCAGTTGCACGAGTGGTTTGATTCCCTGGTTGGCGCAGGGTTCACCGAGGCGCAGGCAATGCAGATCGTCTGCTCTGCGGTATCCGGGGGTCGGAGTGAGTGAGCGCAAGACAGCGACGAACTACTTCGCCCAAGCGCGGAACCCCGAGGGTATCCGGAAGTACCGAGAAGAACTCGACCGGATCATCGTCGAAGCGGCGGCGTTCGGCACGGCCTACTACACGATCGAACTCGACCAGCACGGCGACCTCGTCATCAGGCTCGCGGAGCGGCCAGGGGTGCAAGGACTGCAAGTCCGAGGGGATCACGACCAAGAGGGAGGCGATGTACCCGGGGCCACGCTGCGCTACTCACCATAGGCAGGTACTCGCTGACCGCCGGGCCAAAGCCCGGGCGGCTCACGTCGAGAAGACTTACTCGATCTCGGAGGAGCAGTACCAGGCGATATACAAGGCGCAGGGCGGTCGGTGCTTCATCTGCCAGCGTGCCACCGGCACGGGGCGGAAGCGACTCAGTGTCGACCACTCACACGCTTGTTGCCCAGGACCCGTGTCGTGTGGAACATGTGTTCGAGGGCTTCTTTGTAAATCCTGTAACCGGGACGTACTCGGGCACGCCCGGGACGAGATCGAGTTCTTCGAGCGAGCTATCGAGTACCTGAAGAATCCACCGGCGAAGTCTGTACTTTGCCTTTAAAACACACAACACGACAACGTAAAGGAGCTCTTTGAGACTACTAGACCTGTTCTGCTGCCAGGGAGGGGCGGGAAAGGGGTACGCAGACGCAGGATTTCAAGTAGTCGGCGTGGACCTGAGCCCTCAGCCTCGATACCCGTTCGAGTTCCACCAAGCCGATGCGATCGAGTTCGTTAAGGAGCACGGGCACGAGTTCGATGCGATCCACGCATCACCGCCTTGTCAGGCGTACACCCTGGCCCAGCGTATCCAGGGCAATGAACATCCCGATCTTGTTGCAAATATGCGCGGCGCTCTAGACGTCCTAGGCAAGCCCTACGTAATCGAGAACGTGCCGGGATCACCGCTGAAAAACCCGATAGAACTGTGCGGCTCCATGTTCGACATACATACCTATAGGCACAGGCTGTTTGAAAGCAACATACCCCTGACGGTACCCGAGCATGCTGAGCACACTGCAAAAACCGTGAAGATGGGGCGGCAACTACGTGAGGGGGACTTTTATCACGCTGTCGGAAACTTCTCCGGAGTTCCGTACGTGCGCGCGGATATGGGCGTTCCGTGGATGAGTAGGAATGGGGTCAGTGAATGTATTCCCCCTGTTTACGCCGAGTACGTCGGCCGGCAACTGATGTCGGTTCTGGAAATCAACAACGTAAAGGAGACAAATGAGTAAGCGACTGGCCGTAGTCAGTGATACCCAACTGCCTTTCCACGACCGTAAGGCCCTGAAGGCGGTCATCAACTTCATCGGCGCCACCCAGCCCGACGAGGTTGTGCACATCGGTGACCTGGTGGACTACCCCCAGCCGTCACGCTGGAACAAGGACAAGCGCGGGGAGTTCGAGGGCTCGGTCTACGAGGACTCGGAGAAGACCAAGCGGGACTTCCTGAAGCCGCTTCGGGATGTCTACCAGGGTCCGGTCGGGGTGCTTGAGGGCAACCACGACCTCCGGCCCCGGGAGTACCTGGAGAAGTACGCACCCGCTCTGGCGGGTACCCGGGCATTCGACTTCGATGTCCTGCTGGACTTCGAGGGCTTTGGTGTCTCGGTGCTGCCGGAGTTCTACGAGTTCGCCACGAACTGGATCATGACCCACGGGCACCGTGGTGGGATCGGGCTGTCCCGCATTGCCGGGAACACCGCGTTGAACGCGGCCAAGAAGATGGGCGTCAGCCTCATCATGGGCCACACTCACCGCCTCGGCATGGGCAGCCACACCACCGGCTACGGAGGGAACATCCGGCACCAGCTCACCGGGGTCGAGGTCGGCAACCTGATGGATATGCGCCAGGCGCAGTACCTCAAGGGAGCCACGGCGAACTGGCAGCAGGGCTTTGTCGTGGTCGACGTTGACGGCCGGCACGTGCGTCCGCAGCTCGTTCCTATCCAGGGCAAGAAGTTCACGGTGGACGGCAGGGTCTTCCACCTTTAAGTCACACAACACCACAACGTAAAGGAGGAGATACACGTGATGGACCAGAGCACAGCCCTGGCCGAGATCCTGCCGGAGATCCAGCGCGCAGCCGCCAAGGTCGGCCGCGAGTGGGCAGCGGTCACAACCGCTGAGGACATCGAGCAGGAGATTTCCCTTCACCTGCTGGAGAAACACAGCGCCACGAAGATCGCAGCGTTCGACGCCCCCGCTCGGCGGGAGCTGCTGACGCGGATCGGGACGCAGATCGCTTCACAGGAGCGGGTCGACTACGACTACTTCACCGGGAACTACCGCTACGGCGTCACCGAGGTGCGAGAGCTCCTGGAGAAGGGCGGGTTGCACGAGGCGCGAGTCAAGAACCGCTCGGAGCGGTTGGACCTTGACGAGGGGGGAGCGCTTCTGCGGAAGCGGAACCCTCGCTACGCCAACCTGATCGGCAGCCGTTACCTGAATGACGAGCCTGCCGAGAGCCCGGCTGACCAGAAGGCCACGGAGCGGGCGGTCGACGCACTGACCGACTGCATGAACCAGGTCTTCAAGAACCGTGGCCGGTCGTACCTGGCGGGTCCGGGGTCACGCTCGGCCGTGTCCAACGCAAGAGCGGCGGTGCTGACCAGCAACCAGTACGGGGGCGACGGGGCCTACAGCCTCGACCGAACCGCTGGTGCGACGGGGGAGTTCTGATGCAGGAGACCCTGGCGGGCCTTGCCCGCGACGTCGTGGAGTACGCCGACCTGTTCGGCCGGCCTCTTGGCCAATCCGGGGTCGAAGCCGACCTCGATGACTACGAGATTCAGCAGTCCCTCTACGAGGGCTGACAACACAAGGAGGAACACATGTCCGACCCGTTCGCCAACGACCCCTTCGCCGCTGACGAGACGCAGGCAGACGCCCCAGACTCACCGACCAGCAGCCCGTGGGACGGCAAGCCGCACGCCATCAACACCAACACAAAGGAGATCATCGCAGTGCCCGAGACCAACGACCTGAACCGTGTCCGCGTCACCCTCAAGGCTGCCGCTGGGTATGACGCCCCGTGGATCACAGTGGACGGTGGCAGCATTGCTGACGCCCTCGCGCAGCTCGAAGGCGAGAACGCTGAGGTTGCGGCCAAGCTGATCCAGAAGACGGCCAGCGTAGCTCGCTACTTCCACAAGGAGTACGGCGGTGGTGCCCCGGTCAACGTCAACACCAACGGCGGCCAGCAGAGCGCTCCGCGCACACAGGGCAAGCCCGCTGGTGCCGCCCAGGCGCCAAACGGTGAGACCAAGCAGTGCGACCACGGCGAGATGGTGTTCCGATCGGGTGTCTCGAAGAAGACTGGCAACGCGTGGAAGGGCTTCTTCTGCCCGACGCCGAAGGACACCCCTGGACAGTGTTCGCCTGAGTTCGTTCGCTGACCTTTAAGTCGCACAACCCGCAGGAGTCAAGGCAACGATGGCCTTGGCTCCTCCCTGAAGGAGGAGACATGGATTTCAGCTTGCAGCCCTACGGGCCGGTCAACATCCAGATCACGCACACGAACGGCACCACACACGGGGCAACCAACGCCACGATCGAAGAGGGCCTGACCGCCCTGACCATCCACACGGAGCCCGGCGAGAAGACCGTCTGCCCACTGGCCAACGTCCTGTTCTACGACGTGGAGGACGTCCAGTGATCGAGCAGACCGCCACGGAGGCCGTCGAGCAACTGCTCCTGGCCGCCAACACCTTGGAGCTTCGCATCCGCGAGCTGGAGGTGGAGAACCGCCGGCTCAAGTCCCCCACCAACCGCAAGCGTCTCGCAAAGCGCGAGGTCGCGCTGATGCGGGAGATGCACCGGAACGGCGTCCGCCAGGTCGAGCTTGCTCGGTCGTTCGACGTCAACCGAGCGACCGTCAGTCGCATCGTTCGAGGGCTGTACCACGCCTGATTCCCAGCCATGCCAACGAGTCGGAAGGAGGAGCAATGAAGGAGATCCGACACAAGGTCGACGGCGACACGGTCTCGATCAAGGTCGCTGAGGTCGAAGAGGACCTGGAGGACTTCAGGACATTCGTCCGGGCCAACGTCAAGGTCCTCGCTGCCGACTCAGAGGCTACGGGCCTCGATACCTACGCACCGGGACACCGTACCCGGCTCTGGCAGTTTGGCACCGCGCACGAGTCGTGGGTCATCCCGGTAGAGCTGGGCGGTCAGTTCGCCGAGGACACTCGGCGGACCCTGCTCGGGGTCAGCGAGTTGTGGTTCCAGAACGGCTCGTTCGACCTCCAGGAGGCGGACAAACACCTTGGTGTACCTATGGAAAAGCTCTGGCCGAAGGTCAGGGACACCAAGATCGTGTCCCACCTGGTCGACCCACGGGGGCAAGAGGAAGGTGGCTACGGCCACGGCCTTGAGTCCCTTACCCGGGCGTACATCGACCCGGCCGTGGCCGACGAGGTCAAGGGCTCGATGACCGCGCTAGCCCGGCAGTACAAGACCACGAAGGCGAAGATCTGGGAGAAGGTCGACCTGTTCGACCCAACCTACCTGCTCTACGCGGGCATGGACCCGATTCTGGCCGCACGGCTGGCGAAGAAGACGCTGCCGCTCGTGCCCGCATCGTCCCGCCCGCTGCTCGCGTTCGAGCACGAGGTCTCGGAGATCTGCTCGTACATGGAGCGGACCGGGTTCTTGCTCGACCGGGAGTATACCGAGCGTTTGTCGGCGTGGTTGCTAGGGCAGGAGGAGCGGTACAAGGAGATCGCAGCAACGCTGGGCGTCGAGAACGTCAACTCGACGGACCAGGTAGCCGAGGCGTTCATCCAGCGGGGAGTGAAGCTGGAGAAGCGCACAGCAAGCGGCAAGTTCCAGGTCGACAAGGCGGTCTTGAAGCCGCTCATCGAGGCCGGGGACGAGCTGGCCATCGCTATCACGGAGGCCAAGAAGGCAGGCAAGTGGAGGTCGACCTGGGTCGACACTTTCCTTGCCACGGCTGACGAGCACGGCCGGTGCCATGCATCGATCAACTCGCTGCGAGCGCGTACCGCTCGCATGAGCATCACGGGGATTCCGGCGCAGACACTCCCGTCCTCGGACTGGATGATCCGGCGCTGCTTCGTGGCAGACCCGGGGCACGACATCGCCTCGGTCGACTACAAGGCGCAGGAGCTTCGTGTGCTGGCCGCCCTCTCGGGTGACCACAACATGATCGAGGCGTTTAGCCGGGATGCAGACCTTCACCTCATCACCGCTCGGGCTGCCTTTGGCGAGCACATCACCAAGGACAGCAAGGAGAGGAAGTACGCCAAGGTCGTGAACTTCGGCCGTGTCTACGGCGGTGGTGTCAAGACGGTGCAGGAGCAGACCGGCCTCGACAAGGAGACCGCGCAGACAGTGGTCGACGGGTTCGACAGGGCGTACCCGGGTGTTGCCCGGCTGTCCAAGCAGCTCCAGAAGGAAGCACGACGGGACGGATTCATCACTACTCCGTCCGGCCGGAGGCTGCCGGTCGACGCGGACAGGGCCTACTCGGCGCTGAACTACCTCGTGCAGTCGACGTCTCGGGACGTCACCTGCCGGGGCTTGGTGAAGCTCCACAAGGCCGGTTTCACCCCGTACCTGCGACTGCCGGTCCATGACGAGGTCGTGGTCTCGCTGCCTCGGGAGAAAGCGGAGTGGGGCGCCAACCGCATCGGTGAGCTGATGACCGAGCAGATGGGGCCGGTGCTGGTTAGCACAGACCCGGTGGTGGCAGGGAAGCACTGGGGTTCCGAGTACCAGGTCGATGAGAACGGAGACCCGGACTGGGAACTGCGGGAGAAGGCGGATGCAGAAATCAAGGCAGCCGGTCTTTGGTGACCGGTAACACGAAACAAGGAGGAGAAATGACTGTTGACCGTGTGCTGCTCAGCAGCACGTCCAGGATCGAGGAGCTTGAGGCCGAGGTCCAGGCTCTGGAGTTCACGCTAGCCGACCGTGACGACACGATCGAGGAGCTTACCGCCCAGGTCGACCGACGAGGGCTAGCACTCACGGACGCCCATGCCGAGATCAACGATTTGGATTCCGACCTGGAAGACCGGGACTGCACGATCGATTACATGGAGGGAGAGACCCGGGACCTGGAGGCACGAATCGATGAGCTGGAGGATGCCGTCCAGGACGCGTTGGACGACCTGTCGTCTCTAATCGAGGTCCCGCTGTGTGACCTAGAAGCTGCGATCGAGCGTATCGCTCGGAACCTGGGGGCTGCGCTCTGATGGCTGATTACATGCTGCCTAGCGATGAGCCCTGGGAGTACCAGCAGGAACGGGAAATCTTCACCGCTGCCAAGGAGGGGAAGTTGACCATCGCACCGTATGACACCAAGGGCTCCGGTATGAAGACCCACTTCGCCGGAGGCGGTATCCGGGACACAGAGACTGGCAAGCCCAGGTTCGATCTTCTACAGCCCGAGGCTGTCCCGTACGAGGAGCAGATGCTCACCCGGTGGGCCGCTCTCATGTCGAGAGGGGCAGAACGGTACGCGGCGCGAAATTGGGAGCAGTTCTCGGACGAGGCCGCCCTTGAGCGGGCCAAGTCCTCTGCGTTCCGCCACTTCATGCAGTGGTTCAACGGAGAAGCCGACGAAGATCACGCCGCTGCGTCTTATTTCAACATCATGGCCTCGGAGTACATCAAGGGAAGGCTGGAGGGCAAGTGGTGAGGCTGGAAGTAGAGAAGGCCGTCGCCGAGATGTTCCGGCAGGACGAGCGGTGGGGCGAGCAGAACCATCCGGACGGTACTAGTCGTCTGTACTACGGGGTTCTCGCGGACTCGGCGCGCCGAATGTGTGACCGGCGAGCCACAGCGGGGACAGTCACGTGGGCGGACATCCTCCGCGAGGAGTTCTACGAGGCGGTGTCTGAAGAGGACAGCGACAGGCTCTACGAGGAACTGATCCAGGTTGCCGCCGTAGCGATGCAGTGGGCCGGAGCCATCCGGCGCCGGGAGACCGAAGAACGACGCAGGAGGCGCGATGCTAGACGAACACGGTAACCCGATCCTGTACTGCGTCCGTGCCCAGAAGACCCGGGAGGGCGTCATCGGTGCCCCCGTGGGTACATGGCTCACGAACGGTAAGACCGGGCGCAGATTCCAGGTCCACACCGGGCTCCCGCTCGACCCTGACTACGTCCGGGAACACGCGCGGCTGGTCCGGCTCATAGCGCAGGTCGAGACGGCACGAGCGGCTAGACACTAGGCAACAGCACGCCACGAGAGGCCCCGCTACGGCGGGGCTCTTTTCGTGGATCAAAGGAGGAGGAGACATTGAACGAGATCATCGACAAGGTTGCGACCGCTATGTCGCAGCATGATGCCGAGATGCACAGCATCGACGGCACGCCCCCAGAGGCGTACGACTTCTACGAGGCTATGGCCGAGGTCGCGGTGAAGGCTTTCGCCCGAGCAGCGATTGTTCACTTCGGCGGCGATGACGGTGGGACCTGGGACTGGTTTTACAGCAGTGAGCAGTTTGCCATGTACGTCATGGACCTTGCGGAGGTGGGCCAGTGAAGACCTACACCGTTACCTCACAGCTCGTGAACGCGCACCGCGAGGAGCTGTGCGACTTCGCGAGGGCACACGGGGTGGACCCCAACACCATTCCGCTAGAGACCGAGGTCGGGGCCAGCGAGCACCAGGTCGTGTTCGAGGTCTACGCCCACGGCTTCGAGTTTGACGAGAACGACGCCCCCATGACAACGACGGTGACCCGCGCCAAAGCGCGGGACTGGCCGTTGGAGGAGGAGAAGTGAACATCCCGGTCGAACTCCGAGTGCCGCTCATTATCACGGTCGGAGACATTTCCGCGCACGTCGCGAATATCCCGCAGGCCGCCCTGGCACACGACTCGGCCTCCGTGCTGGCTCAGGTGCTCAGGGACTTCGCTGATGAAGTCGAAAGGACAGGCATCAAATGATCGCCAAGTACGAAACCACGGTTTACCGCAGCAATCGCGGCCCGGAGAGCGGAATCCCGGTCACCGTCTACGCCGCCAGCATGGACGAGGCGATGACCAAAGCTGCCCGCATGGGCAGCGGTGACCCCGATCGGACCCGCGTCACGGTGCACTCAGTCGAGGAGGAGCAGCCGTGACCCTCAAGTATGAACCCCTGATCGACAAGCCCAAGGTCGTCCTTGTGGACATCGATGGCACGGTATCCCAGCGCCAGGCCCGGTCGCCGTATGACATGACACGGGTCCTGGAGGACCTGCCGATACAGCCGGTCGTCAACGTCGTGTTCAGCCTTCAGCACGCCATGGGAATCCGGCCAGTGTTCATCACCGCCCGGAATGAGGTCGGCATGGCGGACACCAGGAGGTGGCTCCGCAGGTGGGTGACGTACGACGTGGAGCTGTACATGAGGGCGGATGGCGACGAGCGGGAAGACCACGAAGTGAAGCTGGAGCTGTTCGACAAGCACATCCGGCACAACTACAACGTCCGGCTCGTGCTCGATGACCGCCAGCAGGTGGTCGACATGTGGCGGTCGCTCGGGCTGGTCTGCCTCCAAGCGTCTGCCGGCGAGTTTTGACAGACCCTCTACCATGGTGGGAGGGAGGTATTATGAAGAGTCGGCGTGGGTTTATTCAGGCCGTGGATGTCACCACTGGGGAGCGTATCGGAAACACCGGACCCTGCAACTACCGGGTGCGGGTTGGCGATTCGTTGGATGATCTGATCGTAGACGTTGACAACGTCGATCCGTGGGAACCATCACTCCTTGGGCGCACGGTCGAGATCTGGTTGTTCGACTCCGAGACCGACGAGTCCCTGGTCCCAATGTCCCGCCAAGTCCATGCGCTAAGGCCGGGTGACCAGCTTAGCGTCCAGAAGATAAGCGACTGACAACAACCAAGCCCCCTCTCGGGTTCCCTTCGGGGTTCCTGGGAGGGGGCTTTTTTGCGTTTCCGGGTCTGTTAGCCGTTGCCGTTGTTCGGGGTGGTCTCATCCTGGTCCTGGTCACTGCCGACCCAGATCAGTACCTCTGAGATCATGACCATGGCCGTGATGAGCTGCGTGTCTCTGTCATACTGCGTCGTTGACCCCCCTTGCCGGATCTCGTCGTACATCTCCCGGACAGCCCGCAAGGTCCCGACCTTGTCGACCCGGTCCCGGACAGCGGACGCCCCTTTGATGACCTGTCTCTTGTTGGTCTCCAGTGCTTGATCAAACCTATGCACATCGTGCGGAGGATATGGCTCCATATGTCCGTGTTGCCACACCCGAGTGGGGGACACAAGGGGCCAGCCGTATGCCACACACGTTCGGGTGAATTTCGCTGGCAGTCGTGTCACAGAATTGGCGGTTGACCGGGACATCTCTCTCGCTGGAAAGAGGTAATGTCTTGGTGACGACTTTACCGTGTTACAGTAGTCGTTATGGCCCAGACCAGAGCCCTCGCGGGCATCCGACTGTCGAGCATGACAGACACCACGACCTCCCCCGAGCGCCAGCGAGAAACGCTGGACCGACTGGCAGTGTACCGCCAGTTCGAGATCGTTGGGCACGCAGAGGACCTGGACGTATCAGCCGTGAAGTTCCGGCCCATCGACCGGCCACAGCTTGGCGACTGGATGAAGAACCGCACGAGCGAGTTCGACGTAATGATCTTCTGGAAGCTTGACCGCGTGGTGCGGTCTCCCGCTGACCTCACGGACATGATCCGGTGGTGCAAGGAGCACGGCAAGGGCCTCATCTTCGCTGACGACAACTTCGACCTGTCTACCGCGATGGGCGAGGCGATGGCATACATCGCTGCGGTGTTCGCGGGCATGGAGGTCCAGAGGACCAAGGAGCGACTGCTCCAGGCCCGTGCCCACGTGCGGAAGCTGCCTGACCGGTTCCACGGGGGGAACGCCCCGTACGGGTACTCGATCGTAGCGGGCGAGGCGGGCCGGACACTGGCCGTGGACCCGGCGACGTCTCGGGTGGTTCGCGAGATGTACCGGCTCGTCACCGAGGGGGGATGGTCGGGTCAGCAGATAGCAGGCTGGTTGAACGAAACCGGGGTGCCCACAAACGCTGACAGGCTCCGTGCCGCTGCCAATAAGAAGCCCCGGGGTACCCGGTGGACCCAGGTCCAGGTGCGGAACGTGCTCCGCTCTGAGGCGCTGCGCGGACACAAGCTACACAACGGTCGCCCGCTCCGTGGTGCGGACGGGCTCCCGATGCAGATCGCGGAGCCGGTCCTGTCCGACACCGAGTGGAAGACGCTCCAGCAGACGCTCGACGGGAAGGTGCGGCCCAAGACCCGCAAGCACGGAGGAACCCCGCTGCTCGGGGTGGTAGAGTGCGCCGACTGTGGGAAGCATGTCTACCGCTCGGTGTTCAAGGCGGGCCAGCCCGCGTACAAGTGCAACACGCCAGGGTGCAAGACCTACCTCACCGAGGAACTGGTCAACGACTGGGCAGAGTACCTGTTCCTGGACGCCGTTGGCGCCACGGAGGTGCACCGCAAGGAGTTCGAGCCCGGGGAGGACCACTCCGACGCGCTGGAGCAGACCCGCGAGTCCATCTCCGATCTGCGGGACGCTCGGTACAAGAGGCGGGAGTTCACCACGCCCGAGGACCTGGCGGTGTACGACTCCATGATGGCGGAACTACTGGCTGCCCGTAGCGAGCTAGAGAAGGCCCCCAGTAGGTCCGCAGGCTGGAGAATGATTCCGACAGGGGTCACGTATCGGGAGAAGTGGGAGCTGGCAGGAGACGCCCCCTCAGATCTTGACACCTGGACACAGCGCGGAGAACTGATGCGGAACGCCGGGCTACGAATGGCGCTGGCCGGAACCTCCCGTGCTCCCCGTGTGCAGCTCTACTCCGTCGACACCGAAGAGACGGTGCGGGCAGCAGAGCGGCGCTGATAGTGGGTCGGCGCGCCTTGTACCCTCGCCTCCATGCGAGGAACGAGGGATGAGCTGGTCCAGGAGCTGCGCAGGTTGGCTGTGGGGTGGAACCACCTGTGCAAGCCGAAGCTGGAGCGCCAGGCGGCACGTGGGGCCTCCCTGCTGGAGGCTGGAGCCTCTACCGTTCTGGTAGGCCATACGACGTACACGGTGGTTGATGTGTGTGACACAGCACGCACCAGCGGTTAGCCTCAGGGAACGCGCCCGGACAAGCCGGGCAGGTGCACGAAGGACAACTCAATGAATACCCAAGCGGACAGCGCTCAAGCGCTGAGAAGGTCGCTTGACTCCCACCAGGTGGAGCCAGGCGATGTAGGACGGCTCTCAGGTGGGATCTTCTATGTCCTGGATCTGTAGCAGTGCCGGCAGAGCGGACGCAGACGGGCCGGGAGAGTGGATCGTAACTGACCGGGAACCAGTGCCGATACACATCTCAGAGGATGAAGCCCGCGCCGATGAGGAAGAAGTTCAACGCGAACGGATTGTCTTAGACGAGACGGCCGGGTTCCCTCGTATAGAGCGTGGATTGGTCTCCGACCAACTTCTCGGGAGGAAACGATGGGTGAGGTGTCGCACAAGCTGGTGGCTCAGCTTATGGACGGCTTTAGTCGCCTGGAGATCGAGGGCTTAGCGCAGCGGGTGGTCTGGGCTGCTAAGCATGATCGGGCAGACATGCTGCGAATGTTGAGCGATGAACTCAAACAGGCTGCCTGGGACTACGCCGACAACATTGAGCAGGGCCGGAGAGACCCGGACCAGCGAGCTAGCGACCGGGACATCTAGGTACAAAAAAAGAGCCCCCTCTCAGGAGTCCGTTTGGATTCCCGGGAGGGGGCTTTTCTTGTTTCTGGGGGTCAGGTAGACATCCGCCGAGCCATCTCAGCGGCCACGGCCTTGGCCTGGGCCGGGTTGTTCTTCCCGACCACGGTTGCCAGCGCACCCTGTAGGTGCGGCAGCAGCTCGTCGGCTAGCGCAGAGACGTCTACCGTGCCGTCGTTCAGCGCAGCATCGCGGGCAGCGTCAGCCTGGCGCCAGATACCGGCCAGCGCG